TACAATCTTTGAGTCATCTGAATCATATATTCTTCTGATGTTTCTCTGTGGAGAACCTGTTGGAGCACGCAATCCTCTGCTAGTTACATCTCTAGTATCTCTTGAAAGTTGAATGAGAAGTTCTTGGACAGCGGTTCCATCCCGATTTCTCACTCCTGACATAGCAGTATTAAGAACATCATTTTCTTCATCAATGACTTTTCTGACATTATCTACTGTTTCTTCAACACCATCGTGCAATAATCTATTTAATCTTCTACCTGATGGCAATACCTCATCCAATGAAAGAGGACCGACTGTATTGTTTTGCAATACTCTTCTTTCACCGTCCAAAGAATCATTGATAAATTTTACCAATATTCCGAATTCATTTTGACCCGGATCAGTTGACTGTACCCACTTATGGAAATCATATTCGCTAATCCCAACTCTAGTTCTCAGGAATGCATAAATTCTTCTTTGTTGGTTTTGGGTTACACCAGCAGCACCCATCCTTGCATTACTTGTATTTCTAAGTTCCTCATTTATCTCGTCACCGTATCGTTCAAAGTTTGGAACTTTATTTCCCGCTGCATCTGTAACATACCCATCCGGTTTCTTGCTCACAACACTATCTACTGTTTCTCTAAATGTTACTGCTCTATTGTGTTCAGCAACATGTCTATTTCCAAGATACGCTCTGAATTCATCTGCTGTTGGTTTGTTTGCATCTACCCAATCAAAGACTTCTTCAACTTGATCTACACGCCTTAGACCCAATTCATGCAGTCTCCTTGGATCTGCTGCTTCTCTATAGATGTCATCTGTTTCTCTGACACCCGCTGCCTTAAGTCTGCGTAATAGATTACTCTGTGCTGCCGAATAACGAATAGTATAGTCCATTGTTTCTCTGGTAGGAACTGCTCCTCCAGCGGTAGCAAGGGACTCAATAGCAGCATCACGGTTGAGTTGACGGATATTCAATCCATACCCAACAAGTCCACCAGCAAGTCCAATACCAGCACCCAAAGCAACATCGTCCCATGGGTTATCATCTAGAACAGCATTATTTCCTAAGAGCATGGTTTGATCTTGGTTATACCCATCATAGATTGCATAACCACTGATAGCACCATCAACCGGTGCTAGACCCATTTGAATCTTTGCAAGGGTAGGACCATGGGATGTAATAAAACTTCTACCGACATTTGCAACAGAACTCACCCAAGGCAAGCGTGAAGATATCATTGCACTTCTTGCAATTGCCGGGACTACAGTACCAGCACCTAGAGAACCTATGGTAGTGACTGTAGTGATTGGATCTACTGCCATATAGTTTCCTACAGCAGATGCTACCTTTGTACCAAGATAAGTTCCCCAACCAGAAGCATTATCATAATCAGCAATCCTTCTCTTGGAGAAAGATGAATCCATCGCATAAGTCAATCTTGCTGTCTCATCGTCTAGAGAAACAGCAGCATTTGCTAGATTCCCTAAGAACTCTGGACCATAATCTTCTTCCAGAATAACTGCTTTATCACCCAACGCTCCACGGAGAAACTTAATTCTCTCCTCTGTAAAGTTTGGTTTTGATTTCTCTTTTGTCCAAAGAGGATCTGGTAAAGGATCTTCTTCCAATCCGATGTAGGCATCATACATCATGCGAGTAGGGGTTCTCCAACCTGCCCCCCAATACCCAGCACCACCACCTGTCTGTGCGTATAACCTACGATCAGTGAAGGATTCAAACCAAGATTGGTTATTTGTATAGGTTGGATTTCCTAAAGCATCTTCATAAAGAGGAATCCTTGAAGTGCTTGATTCAATAAACTGTCTACTCGGTAGAGTGCTTGCCAGAGAAACCCCTGCTGGTACAGACGGAAGCGATGCTTCTGAAATAACTTCTTGTAGTGTTTGTGAGCGTGGTAATCTAGACATAGTTCCCTTCTTTATTAAAGTTCAAATCTAGGTGCTTCCATTTGCTTGATCTTATCTTCTTGTGTTTTCTTCTTCAACCATTCCTTGTAATCATTCTCTGATACTCCAAATCTTTCTGGAATGTAAATTGAATTTCCCTGTACATCATCAACTCTAAAGGCGACCATTGAATCTGCTCTACTTATATCTGATCTTAGATCTAGAGAAATAGCAGCATTAGTTAGATCCATGGTTCCCTTAATCAATTTAGCATCCCTTGCAGCAGCAATCTTTGTTGCGACATAATCTTTCCATGACTGGGGTGATCCTGTCATGCTTTGCTGGGTTGGGATCTTGTTGAATGGATCGTAGATCATCTGGACTCTAGGTGATGTACTTACCGTAGGATCGCCTGTAACGACCTTATAACCCATTCTTGCCATCATTGCTACAGAAGATCTCATTGCTAGATCTGGGTTGCCCCAATTCATTTTGTAACTTTGATACATCGCATTCATTCTCATATAATCTTCTGGATCTAGAATGACTGTAGGATCATCACTACTTGCTTCTGGGATGGTGACTTTAAACACATCTCTAAACACATCTCTGAATTCTCTTGCTTGCTGTTCAACCAATCCCACATTAAATGGTTGACCGCTTATTGGTTCAATTATTGGTTGAGGAAGCATCTCTTCTGCATTTCTTGCCAACCTATCTTTGGTCATTTCTCTTGTTCGTTGAATGCGTAATGCTTCGTTGTGTGCTTGTGGGAGAAATATAGATACTTCCTGACCAGTACCAATTGCTAATCCCTGAGCAATGACAACAGTATTGTACATTGTTTCATTGCCTTCATACATGGACATTTCGGCATTGACTTGACCAACAGTTGGTAGATTTAATTTAGTTACTTCACCCGTGTTAGGATCTCTGTAGTATTGAATTTTGGCAGATCGTTCAAGCAACTCATACCCTCTTGCCATTTGTTCATTTGAAGAACCTTCAGCAAAGTATTCCTCACCAAGATATTTAAACCAATCCGTGGGTAAAGTATCTCCAGCATTAAGCATAGTTACCATTCTGTCTTCTTCTAAACTTCTCTGATCAGGAGTCATCTTGTCTCTTGTCTTATACAACTGAGAAGCGTTTGCATTTGCCATGTTTGCAAATTCAACTGGATCATATTGATCCAAGTTTCCACTAGGATTGTTTGCTTGTTCTTTCATTCTATCTGGAATGCTTGCTTCCATGAATTCATCAAGTGCTGTATAGATAAACTTTCTTTCTTGTGCGGAACTTTCTCTATACTTACCATCAGCAGATTTCTCAGTATATGAATCAATGAGTTGATTTATTTTCTGTTCACGCTCTTGGATTGTTCCAGTTCTCAATTCATCAAGCGATGTTTGATATTCCGGTGATACATCTACATCCTTAAGTCTTCCTAATTCTTGCTTAACTCCTCTATAGGCAGCAAGTCTATGGGCAACTGATTTACCGGGATCTTGGGTGTATTGTAGAGATGCATCAAAGTTAGATACGATCAATGAATCTACCGCTTCATCTCTTGCACTGATACCGGGTCTATTGAGTGATCCTGCTTCAAGTCGTGCATCGTCAGATCCGATAACCCTAGAATATTCAAAGTTTGAAACACCAATAATATTAACGATATCTATATCAGACTTAAGATCGTTTTCTCTAGCAAATCTTGTTTGTTGAGCAACCCATCTTTGTTCCAGTTGCTGCAATCGTCTGATCATTCCCTGATCTTGTGGATCGGCAGAGAACTGATATGATCCATCTGCATTTCTTGTAGCAAGTCCGTATTGCTCTGCAATGGCGACTGCTGGGTTATTTCCCTTGAATTCTTCACTCAATGCAAGAGCGATGTTTTCATTTCCATCGCCTGCTTGACTCACTGCTCTTGATTCATATTCAGCAATCTTTCCTTCTAGTTCTCTCTCAGCACGCTTGGTTAATCCCCTGTTGATCGCTAATGCATTGGGTATAGAGATATTCCCTGCCTCTGCCTGACTAGCAATTTCTTGTCTAACATCCAATGCACCCCGTACAGGAGATCCTTTCTTGACCTGATCCACGATAAGAGCAACAGCACCATCTCTTAGTTTGGTTTTCTGACCAGTGGTAAAGTCTGGGTTTGCATCAACTTCCTTGAAGTATTCAATAACATTTGGTACTTCAGTAGATACATCCTTTAATTGCATAACATCATTGAGTAATGCTTTACCTTTTATCTCTGCTTCAAGATAAAGTCTTGCTCTATTTCTTTCCTCTGTTATACCATTTCTCAGAGTTGCTGATCTATCATAGATGTATGCTGTAAGTTGATTTAGATCTTGTTCATCCAGCAATGCTCTTTGATTCGGGTCCATGCTACCAAGAACTATTTCTTGCAATCTGGGTGTTATTTCTTCTGGTTGAGCATCCTCAAACATACCCATTATTCTTGCTCTTGACTCATCATTCTTGAACTGTATTTCGTAACTCTCTATTGTTTTTGCAGCATGAAGAGTACCGGATGATTGTGCAGCGGAACTCAATCTCTTAAGTTCAGTTCTTCTTTCTGTCTCTGCTTGTTTCTCTTTCTGAATTGAATACTCTACAAGATCAGTTGCTCTCTCTGCCATGTATGGATTATTTTCAACTGAGTATTCTGGAATTTCAGAAAACTCTATAGCAAGTCTCTTTGCTTTTGCATGATCACCATCAATAGATGCCCTTTGGATGTTTGTCTTATAGAACAGAAACACATCGTCTTGTTTCTCTTTCACCTGTCTATCAAATTCTTTTTGGTTTTGCTCTTTGGTACGAACAGCATCTTCCTGTATTTTATTCACATAATTTGTAAATGCCATCTTGTTTTCAATGACCTGTGTCTTGAGGTTTATGGCATTTGCAACAGCGGCAGATCCTGTGTTCAATATTCTATTCAGTTGTTCAAATTGATTTTCAGGTTGTGCCACTCTATCTTGTGGTGTAAACTGAACTGTAGGAACGTCTATACCATTAGTAATGAGTGCGAATATATTTGAAGGATCTCCTGCTGGAATACCTTCCGAGTATTGTCTTGGCATGGTTATTATCCTCCTGTTATTACGGATGCTCTAGATGGATTGCCGGGACCTAAAGCACTAGCATTATAATAGTTTTGGAATTGCTGTGCTGTGTTATAATTATTCATTGCACTTGCCATATTGATACCATTCTGGAATCCTTGAATACCCCCCTGTAATCCGTTCAAGAATACAGAGGTGCTTTCTCCAACCACCCATTGAGGCATCTGATTTATGGATTGTCCAAGTAATCCTAATTCTTTTTCTGTTTCAATCTTTGCACCTTCTCTAGCAACGGTATATCCAAGAGAATTAACTATTGCTTCTTGTACTCTGGATTCAAGGACATTTCTCTCAGCACCCTGTGCTTCACTAGCACCACGCATGAGATCATATTTCATCTGTAGATTTCTCTTTAGTTCTGCTGCTTTGACTTCTTGACTTGCCCTATTGAATGCCATGGATTTAGCATAAGCAAGTTCTCTTTGACGATTCTGATACTCAGCAAGTGCACTTTGTTGTTTATTTGCTTGGTTTGCCATTGCCACTGAAGTACCAATAGATGCTATGGTAGAGGCAATAATAGTACCAATTAAGAATTCTGTTCCCATATTTTCCTTCCTTACCTGTCTACAGGTGATGTCTTTCTCTGTACGAAATTAGATGCAAATTCTATTGAAGTAATATTCATAGGAGAAGGGTGATCAGACTTAATGTTTATAGTTGTGGTTTCATTTGATCCCATGATTTTATATGTCACAACCTCATCCTCTTCAATGTAATTCTGTGAGGCAATAAATGAACTACCAACAACTTTTGGTGTGTATGTCATTGTTCGTATTTCGCTTGGAGAAATACCGGGATCTATTTCTATTGTATAATATCCAGTATTCCTATGGGCAATCATTGCTTTTAGAATTCTCTGTACACCAAGCAATGCTATGTTATCTGTATTTCTCAGATACTGTTTGGATAGTTCTACATTGGCGGTAAAGTTACAACCTAACCATGCGGCATAATCTCCCCATTCACCGTCTACGATTACCGTACAGGTTCCGTCCTCGTTGTCTGTAACCGATTTGGGAGTCAATATAATCCCTTCAGAGTTTTCGGTTGACCATTCTGAACCAAGGTATACAACATCAATGTCCATGCATTTATCTGTAACAAATGAAGTTTCTTGAAGACCCTTTGTCCATGTACCTGTCACTTGTCTCTTTGAATCTATACGGGGAAGATATGATGGATAATCATCAATAGTTCTCATCTGAATCTTATTGATTCTCAATACACCATCAGTTCTCTGTAGTAGATAAAGATCATCACCAAAGAATCTAGCGGATAATATTTTACCAGTTGTTGCATTATCTGATGGTGATAATTTAGACCAAGCATTCTGTAATTTCTTTACTCCTTGCCAATACATGAAGCAGATGTACAGATTATTATCTTCACCTGTTCCAGTTACAAGGATATCTGCTGATGCTGCTGCTGAGAAATATGCTAAGTTTGTTGGCAGATAGGTATCAATATGTGCAGTTATGTCTTGTGCAACTGATTGTGCTGCTGCATCATCTGACATGTATTCATAGATCTGACTGAATGCTCCTTTGTTGGATGCCCAATAAAGTTGAGACCCAGTGATAACTGGTCTAGCAAGAGCAGGAGAACTATATGCTGTAGACGCAAGGACGCTAACCGTAGTTGGAGTAAGTGTATCTCTGCTTCGTAATTCATACTGTTGATTCCCATTGGTAAATAGCACAAGTGCTTTATTGAACGGTTGAATATAATTTATCTTGGATACCTGTGCAGATCCAAGTTTCACATCAATGGGATCTGAATCCACAACTAAAGAGAAACTATCTTGCCAGAAATTAAAATAATCACCAGTCTGGGAACCCACTACATTCTCACCTGCAACCAACCATAGTCTATTTCTATGCAGACACATGTCTGTTATTTGTTTACCTGCAAATGATGCAGGAGGATTGGTCAATCCATCGCCTGAGTATCTTGGTTTCCATTCAATTTCTTTTACTTCAAAGGTCGTATCGCCAGTCTGTACAATCCTTATGGGCATGGTTGTAGGATTGTATATTGAGTGCGCCATGGGGGTACGAACCCTCTCATACCAAGGTTGAGCACCTATAGAGATGGATTTATACCAACCGGACGGATGACCTAATGCATCTTCCTTTGCATACCAATATTCATTTATTGCAGTTGGTGGTAAATCAAAATCATTCCAAGATACTTTATTATGGGCATTGTTATTGTTATCAACGGGAGTTCCACCCGATGCTGGATAAAGATAAGATACAGTTGCAGAATCAGTATTAGCAGTCACGGAAGTATTGAGAACTGCGGTGGTGTCATCAAAGGAAACTGCACGGATATTTGCAGGAGCAGTATTCAGATAAGTCTTTAATGTTCCTTCTTTACCTGCTTCATAAGTTATGGTGCATACAGTTCCATCTGCTTTATAGATGTAAAGAGGAGTTGTACCGTCTTGTTTGAATATAAAGATATATCTTTGAGTTGAACTTCTCTCATGCCAATGTATAAACAAAGTACCTGTAGGGTCTGTTATGTTCTTGATATAGGTACTACCGTTTCTCTTCTCAAGTCCAGTAGTCATATATGTAAAGCAGTTATCTATTTCTTCCATTTGATTTGTGAATCTTTGGGTCTCTGGTTGTCTGGAAACCCCACCCACAAGATCAGATATAATTGTAGATACTATAGGCATTTATTTCTCCTTTATCGTGGACCCCAATATCTTCGTCCACCTATGCTTGCCCACACGCTCTTGGTGTTATCCATGAAGTTCGCATCTCTTGCACGAACATCCTTGGATCTTGCGTTGATACGGGACAGCATTGCTTGTTCATTCAATACAGCATCTGACTGCTTATCTCCGACTGTAAGGATCTGATATCGTCTTGCCGCATGATCTGCTGCGTAGAATTGATCTGCGGTTTCAAGATCCTCAAATTCAATTTGAACCACTGTCTTGATGTACAGAGTAGTACCTGATTCAAAGACATCGGTTCCTTCATTGTCAAGATCTATAAGATAAGTTGGATTTCTCCCCTGTGCAGCGACATTTCTGTTTGCACTTTCACCGTAAGTATCAACATGGATGACATTATCAGAGACATAAATCTTCCCGTTAGAGTCAGGAACTACTTCCGAGAATATTGTATTGGTATTTGTACCATTCATCTGAACCATTATGGTTGCTTCATTCAACATTTGAATGGCGATGGTAACATCATTTGCTCCAGATACTGTTAGTGAAGAAACTGGGAATTCTCCAGATGCTACTAGGATTCTATTTACTGCATCAAGTTTGCTTAAAGCACCCATATATTTCTCCTTTTAAAAACGAAAAATAAGCGGATGGAGTATTTCATCCATCCGCTTTAGTTGTTAGAATATCTTAAAGAATTCTTGAAATGTAGACAGCATCTTTGGTTTCTGATGTTGCCTGTGAAGTCAAAGTGACAACACCTGTAGTTGCTATAGTAACAACTAGACTGTCTGCGGTAGTACCGGAAGTAGCAAGCAAAGTACCTGCAACTTGGACACCACCTGATGCTGCTTTATTGCAGAAGATGAGTCCAGAGGTATTCTTTGCAGCGGTAGCACCGATGCCTTGGATTGCAAACACAGCGGGGAAATTCTTAACAGTAAAGTTAAGGGTATCACCCGCAGCAACCACTCCTAGGTTATGGTATGCACCATAATCAGCATCAACAAGAGTTGTTGTTGAAATTGGATTTGTTGCTTCGGTTGTTTCCTTGTATGGATTTGTAGTAGTATCTGCCATTTTATTTTATCCTTTTAGGTAAGTTTTGAAAGAAATGGGGGAGTTTGCAGTCCTCCCCCCATCATTATCAGGAGGCACTGATTTCGTATGCAGCGTAAGGACGGAGTGCGCCTCCACCCATGAGCATCTTAGCGACCATGAAATCGCTTTGACGACGAACATCACGCATAGTTTCAGTTGTGATTCCTGCCATTTGAACGACACCGATGGCAGACTTGTGGAACATTACACCCATGCTCTTGGTAAAGTTACCTTGGTACTTAGCAGGACCGGTGGTAATGTTGGCGGTTGGAATGTGATTGGAGCAATAAACAGGAGTACCAAAGACATCAATAGGAACTTGATATCCTTGTGCAGCGTTCGCATTTGGACCAGCGATACCAAGGTCATTACGACCCCAGATACCACCAGCAGCAGCGTTCTGAACAGCACTACCATCCCAGTACGGAAGTCCTAGACGACGGAGAGCGTAATAGAGACCGACTCTAACTACGCAGCAACGATCGGCAACAGGAACATCCTTCTCATCCATTGCTTGTGCGATAGCAGCAATTGCTTCAACAAGAGCAGCACCGTCACGCTCGGTGTTACCAGTAGCAGCAGAGAAGTCAGCGAAACCATCTGCGGTTGAATATTGATTACCACCGATTGGGAATGAGTTAGTTCCGCTGTCAGCAGTAACTCTTGCAGCATTGATTAGCAAGCAAGCAACCTTACGGTCCATTTGGCGTGCCATTTCTCGTCCACATTCATTGGCGAGTTCGCTACGGATATCAAAGTGTGCCATTGAAACATCAACATCATCCACTTCAAAGTGGGCGACGAGAGGACGATCATCTAGAGAGATGGTGTACTCTTTGGTATCAACATCCATACCAAGGAGTTCAGAACCCGCTTCGTGGTATTCTGAACCGATTTTCCAAACAGCAGGATATTTAACATCCTTGCCTTCAGTGATTTGTTTGTAATTAACGAGGGGGAGGAATTGATTTGCTTCCTCAAAAGCAGCGATAACTTCTCCACCGAATACTGGTAGAAGAAGATCAGTTGGGGTCTGCGAACCAGCAGCAAGTGCTTGGTTAGTCAGAAATCTTAGTGTATTGGCGTTGTTTGCCATTGTGATTTTTCCTTTGTAAATAAGTGTTTAAAACTAAAACGATCTAACCAGTGCCGTCACCAGATTATCGTCAAGTTATCCACAAAGGGGCAAGACGGTCCTAGACTTCACTAAAGTTCTCCTCCATACTTTCATATAGAGAAGAACCAGAGAAGAGAAAGAAATAATATGCTGTTAGAGAAACAGCACGGTAGCGGGAGTTCCTTATCCCAGTTCCGTTTTATTTCAAGTGATGTTAATTCTTATTGCTCTTCATTAATTCTTCAGCGATTTGTTTCCCAATTTCAATACCTTTATTGTATGAATCTTGTTTCTCTGCTGCGACTCTAGCATCTTCACCCGGACGCTTTAGCAGTAGACCACCACCACCGGCAATGAGAGACAGAATCAAAGCACCACCGGGGAAACTAGGTGCAGCACCTTGAACTAAACCCATTCCAGTATTGAGCAATGATGCCACAAAATCATATACTTTATTGCTATCATCAACAGCAACCTTCAATGCCTCTGTATTGGTAGAGACATAGTATTGCCAATCACGCCATACCTTGTCTGCTTCTGCAAGGGTCATCTTTCCTTCAGGCAAATCCAATGCTTGGACTACCTCTACAGGAGGGTGGAAAGGAATCCATGATTGGACATTGCATCCCTGTGCAACACCCATAAGAACAAAGGTTACTGCTGCAAGACCGAACAATCCTAGTGAAGTTTTATTTTGTTTCATCCAATTTAACATTTTCTTTTTCCTTTGGTTTGGTTACACCGAACATTACAACAGAGAGAAATAACATAAATGAAGCAAGTACACAGATTAGATATTTCTTTATCCATTTAACCATTTACTATCTCCAGATGCACGAATGCGTGCCTGTACCCATTCTGTGTATTTACGATCAACACCATATCGCTTATCACGGATATGGGCAGTCATGTCTTTGCGGTTGAAGAACGGTTCAATTTCTTGTGTTGCAACCATAGAAGTCGTTTGTGGAACCGATTTCTTTGGTTCTTTGTTGATTGGGTTATTGTTGGTTTCTTTTGACATTCTAGCATGAAGACCGAGCAAAGTAGTTTTCCAAGCAGGAGAACTAAGTTGCTGATTGACCACTTGTCTTTCTTGATCTGAGAGACTTTCACTTGCGTATTTGATAATCTTTTGGAGTTCATCATTACCCCCTACCATCTTTGCTGCTTCTTGAACTAGAGCAATACTTCTCTGTTTCCAACCATCAACATACTGATTGATGATATGATCTGGAACTTTGTACTTTGCTTTTATTTTCTGTCTTGTTTGTGCCGAGAGATCCCCTGACTTTTGAAGTTCAAGTCCCAATTCGTCCCATTCGGCATCGTTCTCTGTTGGTTCCGGTTGTGCTGGTATTGCGAGTTTGTCAGAAATCGGCGGTTCATTTTCTTCCGGTTGGGGGTCAACATCTGCTTGTGGTTGCTCCTGTTGTTTCTTGATCTTTGACAATTCTTGACTTGCTTTGGTATAAGACTTACGCAATTCTTTATATGATGCAATGAATTTATCAGGATCTCCCTTGAATTGATCCGGTAAATTATTTGGATTTGCCCTTGCATATTTCTCAACTGATGCGAGTTCACGCTCTTCATCTGTTGGAATTGTTGGGGTGTTCTCCGGTTTCTCAATTTGATTCTCAATCTCTTCTGACATTTCTTATCTCCTTAAACTTGTTGCTGTTGTACTGCTTGTTCTGCTGATGCAGAGGCAGATGTTTCTGCGATGTTTCCGATAGTAGACATCAACTTCTCTGATGCCATTGCTTGTAGTGATTGTTCTGCTTGTGCTTGTTGTTCTGCTTGTAATTGCTCTGGTGACTTAATGAGACCAGCAGACTCAAGACCCAATGAGGTAGTGAACCTTACAAGGAATCCATAAGGATCAATGTAGGGTTGGAATGCTGATACCTGTCCTGCCATTGACATCCATTGTGAGAGAAGGGTTGATTCAATTTCTCTATTGAGTGCTTCAAGTCCTGTACGAACTTTGAGTCCAAGGATTCCCTTTTCAGAAATTAATTGAACTATATCTTTAGGTAATAGATCATCCTTTACCATCAATAGTACAGTTCTCTTTACGATTGGAATCTGTATGGATTGTGCAATTCCAGAGAATACACCACCCAATGATTGATCCAATTCCTCTGCCATCATACGAATCTCAGTAGCAGTAACTCTTTCTGCTTGTCTTTGTAGAGAAGAGTTTAAGAGAAATACTCTACCCAATCCATTTATAAGATCTGTTCTCAATCCTGCCATGGGTTGTAGATCTACTTGTCGTAGCAATTGAATAGGGAAAACATCTGTCTGACGAGCAGAGACATAATCTCCATTAGCAGTATCAAGCAGGTCTGCTATCTCAGTAATGCCGCTTGGGTCAATTCCGATGCGGTGTTCGCTATTTGCCATTGCCGCCTCTACAAGCGACTTGGACAGTGCTTCCAGTGTACGGATATCTCCTATATGCTCCTCAACCAGAGAGCGTCCATAGTCCTCTCCTGCGATCCTAGACCACGACTGAGGAATGTATGGGCATACCGTAAACTCACCTTCATCAACTATTACACCACAATATTCTTTGGTACATTTCCAGACTTTATCATCTGCTTCCCATTCAACCATTGTGTAAAATGGGCGGTGAGACTTGCTAGGTGCGTATGTTTGGTTGAATGAGGTAGTAAAACTGTTATACTCGGAATTGTTATTGTGATACTTCTCTTTGCTGTCTTCTCCTTCTTCTTCATATATTTTCCCTTCTTCCATTGCCATTTCCCAATCTTCTGGGATTGCATCTTTGTCTACCCATTCCCTGAGAATTATTCTTTTGATCTTTCCATCAGGAAATCTTTGGACCACATAGTGATCAACTCTATGGACCATGAATGAATAATCA